GAGAACCCTACCACAACTAATCCTCAATTTTCAGCCATATCAAATTTAGTATCTAGAACAATTATAGTACATTTCAATGATGTTCCAGAAGGGTTAGTCCTATAAATTATTTAAAAAAAAAAAAAGGAAAAATATTGTGAGAACATTTTTAGAAGCTATTCCAATAGGTCGTAGTCGTAGGGTTACATTTATAAATAATGTTATAACAGGAGCAGTAGGTGGTCAAGTCGATATGGGTGATGAAATAACTTTTCAAGCCATTTTGACAGGGACAGGAGCTATAACAGCTTCAGTTGATATTGAAGGAAGCCATAATGGTACAGACTGGTTTACAATTGCTAATATAGCAATGACTGGTGATACTAAAGTTGTCGGTGGATTTATGTTAGATGAATCTTGGATTTATGTATCAGCAACTTTAGCTGCTATTACAGGTACTGGTGCAGCTCTAACTTTATATGGGAGAGTGTGATGGGAGTTATAATTACTAAAGTAGGAGGCTTTTATAAGGAATCTGCAGCGGTTGATTCTAATCTTGGTGCATTAACTGAGACTATGCCAACAAGCGATACAGCTTCGAGTGGTATTAACGGCAGATTACAAAGATTATGTACTTTAGCCACTGCATTAACTACAGATATTGGCGCATTAACTGAAACTGCACCTTCAACTGATACTGCTTCAAGCGGTATTAATGGTAGATTACAAAGATTATGTGTTTTAATGACTTCATTAATAGCTAAAGTCCCTGCAGAATTAACATCAGCAGGTGGTACAAAAACTGAGATTATTGCAGCATTTGATAGATCTCATTATTCGTATGTAGATATTACTTGCCCTAATAATGCCAATCAATATGCAATTAATGATGCTATTGGCGATACTGGAGGCAGTGCCATACTCATATTCACTAATATAGGTAGAGCTAATAAGCCTTTATTAATTAACTCAATAGAAGTGTTTTATAATTCAGGTACATTGCCAACTTTAAATGGTGCATTACAATTACATTTGTATAATGCATCTCCCACAGCTATTGCTGATAATGCTGCTTGGAAATTACTTTCTGCCGATAGGAAGAAATATCTTGGGGTAATCCTTATTACTGCACCTGTTCTTAAAGGTGATACAGGTTATGTAAGGCTTAATAATTTGAATCTACAAGTATTTCCTATTGCTTCATCTATTTATGGTATATTGACAACAGATGCTGCTATAACTAGAGCTGAAGTATCAACATCTATTACTGTAGGTTTACATTCTTTGGAGATATAACAATGGCACTTAAAAGATTTGATTCATTTAGCCACTATACAACTTTTGCTTCTCTTTTAAAAAAGTGGCCTTATAGTGCAGGCACACCCGCTTTTGAGCCTACTGGTGGTAGAGGCGGTAGCGGTCGTATAATTACCTATAATGCTGGCAGCATAGCAGATATATTTGCAAACCATGCAACATGGATAACAGGTGCATATTATACATCCCAGAACGCTACTCGGTGGTGCAATATAGCTATGTTTTCTGATGCGGCAACTATACAGTGTAGTTGTTATATAGATCCTGATGGATATATCAAGGTCTATAGGGGTGATTTAAATGGTACATTGCTAGGCACTAGTAGTTCTCCAGCTTATCTTCCAGGATCATCACATTATTTTGAATTTAAAGCAACAATACATGGAAGTGCAGGCAGTTATGAAGTACGAAGTGATGGTATTCCAATACTTACAGGAAGTTCAAAGAATACGCAAGCCAGCGCTAATGCATATGCAAATAAAATAGCAGTACCTAACCATATAAGTATAAGTTCTTGTGCTCTTTATGTTCAAGATCTTTATATATGTGATGGTTCAGGCAGTGCTCCTTGTAATAATTTTCTAGGAGATTGTAAAGCTATAGCATATTTGCCCACAGGCAATGGCACAACCAGCAATTTTGTGGGTAGTGATACAAATTCTACTGATAATTATTTACTTGTTGATGAAGCTACGCCTAATACAACTGATTATATAGACTCATTAACTCCTAATGATATTGATTTAGTGAATGTTGCAAATATTGCTGATACACCTAGTATTATTTATGGGGTACAGACTAATTTGTATGCTTGTAAATCAGATGCAGGTGCTGTTAGAACTGTAGCAGATGTTATACGTTCAGGTGGAGTTAATTATCCAGGTACAAGCAAGACATTAGGCACTGATTGGGTATATCTGACTGAAGTGTATGAAAATAACCCTAATACTGGTGCTGCATGGACAAAGGACAACTTTAATAGCGCAGAATTTGGCGTTAAGATGGTTTCCTAATGGCCGCCCATGCGTATTGGAGGATTTTATATGACAGCCAGTAGAGTTTCACAAGAAGTAACTGAAGTGCTATATGAAATCGATTCAAAAGCAAAGATAACTCAAGAAGTAACTGAAGTACTATATGAAATCGATCCAAAAGCAAAGATAACTCAAGAAGTTATTGAAGTATTATACCCAATTAATTATTCAGCTAAAGTGAGTCAGGAAGTTATTGAAATTCTTTATTCCTCAGTTGAAGCTATCGAAGATATAATAACTGAAAGCGGATTACTTTTAAATTACGTAAAAAATAGATTATTTTAACTTTAAGGAGATAACAAATGGCTACAATTTTAAATGGTGCTACAGTACCGGCAACTGAAACAGGTGAAAATGGTGATTTTTATATTGATACAGTACTTAAAAAGATTCATGGTCCAAAAGACACAACTTGGCCAGCAGGTGTTTCTTTGGTTGGACCAACTGGTGCTGCAGGCGCTAAAGGCGACAAAGGTGATACAGGTAATGCTGTATTAAATGGTGTTGTTCCCCCAACTTCAAATGATGGTGTTGCAGGAGATTTCTTTATTGATACGCATTTATTAAGACTTTGGGGTCCAAGAACAACAAATTGGACTGATAATTCATTTGCAAGTATTGATAGAAGTATTGCGGGAAGTATTTGGGCTACAACAATAATTCATACTCCTTCAGATTGGACTGTTGTAACAGGTAATGGTGATCATATCGTTGCAACCAATAGTAAAACAGGTGAAGTTTTTGATGATACCATTGCTAATTTCAATATTAAAATTGCTGTAAATGGTTACTAATATGTCAATGCTAGCTAAACCTGAAATTGCACAACCTAAATTTGAAGATAATCAACCTTTTCATTGGGAGATTGAACCTATCGATGATGGGATTAAAGCCACTAATAATATCTCAGGCGAATCCTTTGAAGGTTCTATGGCAGAGTTTAATCTTAGAATGAGGAAATAATATGACAATAGTTAATGATGCTCAAGCTGCAATTAAAACAGTAGCTGATCCAAATGCTGCATATGAATCGCTTGTGACATCATGGGCTAAATGTCGAGTTATTTGTGCAGGCGAACAAGCTGTAAAGAATTTTGATTTAATCTTAGATAACTTTACTTACTCTAATTTATTAGTTCCTTTTTCAGGACAAATGACTCAGGAACAATATAACTTTTATAGAGCTGAAGCTGAATTACCTGGTGTTACAGCCCAATTCTCAAGAATGATTGTTGGAGGACTTCTTAGAAAAACTCCAGTATTAACTTTACCAAAAAGTGCTTCCCCAGAAGTTAGTGATTGGATAATGAATAACTTTGGACGAGATGATACTCCCTTATCTTCATTTCTTAATGATGCTTTATGGGAAGAAGTTCAGACAAGTAGAGCTTGGATTATTGTAGATCATCCTATTGTAAATAATATAGATGATTTAACTAAAGAGCAAAGAGATAAGATTAAACCTTATCCTATTCTTTGGGAAGCTGAATCTATCATTAATTGGACTACTAAGACTGATAATTTTGGTAAGAAAGTTCTTAGTAGACTAATGATAAAATCTTTAAAAGAGGATTTTACTAAAAATGAGTTCCATCCAATTCTTATTGAAACTGTTCATGTTCATGAATTAAATGAAAGTGGTTATTATCAGATAAGGATTTATGAGAAAGGTTCTCCTGAAAATTTCATACCTGTTTCAGATGGTCGTAAGATTCCAGATACCAATGCACATAATACTGTCTTTAATTTAATTGAAACTAAGACTGAGATATATGCTAATGATATCAAATTGGATTATATTCCAGCTTGGCCTTTGAATGGTAACATAGAACCTGTTACTCCAATGCTTACTGCTATTGTTGATAAAGAAGTAGCTCTTTATAATAAAATGTCTAGACGTAATCATTTATTATATGGTGCAGCAACTTATACTCCATATATTTGTTCAGATTGCTCTGATGACGAATTTGATAAAATAGTTAGTGCAGGTTTAGGCTCTTGGTTTAGACTTAGGCAAGGAGATACTGCTGACGTTCTTGATACTCCGACTTCAGCTCTACAAGATATGGATAGAGCTATAGTGGCTACATTGGAGGAACTTGCTAGACTTGGTGTTAGAATGATGTCACCTGAAAATGTTCAATCAGGTATAGCTTTAGAATTACGTAATGCTGCTCAAACAGCTACATTAGGTTTACTTAATAATAAAGTTAGCGATACTATGAAATCTATCATAGTCTGTATGATTAATTGGAAGTATGATATAGAGTTAGTAAACTCAGATATAGAATTTACACTCAGTGCTGACTTCAATAGTATTCCCCTTGGAAGTGATTGGCTAAATCTTGCAACAGGTTGGTACGAAAATGGTTTAATCCCCAGATCAGTTTGGCTCAATCTCCTGAAAACAAATGATATGATTGATAGCGATTATGATGACCAGGAGGGTATGTCTGAGATAACTTCAGACCCAATTACAATGGCTCCTTCGCCAGCTCAAATGAACTATGTCGGTCAGATTAATCAACAGAAACAAGGTAATCCCCCTGGTCCAGCCAGTAGTAATACATTTTAGAGATAATATAGGAGGCAAATGAAAATACACCTTGATAATTGTAATATAAGAATACAAATACCTAAAACTTACATTGAGAGAATTAATATGTTACTATCTGAATTACTTACCAAGAATGAATCTATTGTAGGCCAGCTCAATAAAGTTGAAGCTGAGATCGTTAAAAGAATTGCTGATTTGCAAGCAGCAGTCGATACACTTACACAGCAATTAGGCAATATTGAATTGACTCCAGAGCAAACCGCTTCAGTTGAGGCTTTACAAACAGCTGTAGATAGTCTTGATAATATTGTTCCTGATTCAGTACCACCAATAGAGTAAACAATCCACCTGCTCTGGTTCCCACCTGTTCCAGAGCAGGTTTAGTTTAATTCAGGAGATCAATGATGCCATTTCGTAGCGAAGCCCAAAGAAAACTAATGTATTTTGTTCACAGTAATCCAAAGAGAGCTAAAGAGCTAGGTATTAAGCTCTCACCGAAAGTTGCAAGAGAATTTATCAAAGCTGAATATACAATGAAATATCCAAAGAGTATGGGTAAAGATCTCGCAGCAGCAATGGTGGGTAATAAGAATGCTAAAGGCAAAGGGAGAATTAAATGAAAATAATTCAAGTTGATTCGGTGGGAAATAAACTTTATAATCGACAGCAATTTACTGTTGTAGGCAATACTGTAAGACCTAGTGATGCTGTAGGTAATATTGATTATTCAAGTAATGCCTTATTGCTGCTTCAAGCTAATAGTGCATGCAATATTGAAGATGGTATTACATCCACACATCGAGTTCAAGCTAAACGTGGTTTAAAGGAGTTAAGATGAAAAATTTAAGTACTGGAGTAAAGAATTCAAAATTATCAATGGCTTTACATGGTAATCATAATGCTCAGGGTAGTCGTGGAGGTACGCATCCTGTACATAATGCTCATGCAGCTAAAGGTCAAATGCTTATTTTAAAAAACAGCGGAGTTAAACCTGCTATTTTGGGTAGTTTATTTGGTCCAACTGGAGCTTTAGTGTCGGGTATATTAACGGGAGCTAATCGTACTCCTGCTGCTCAAAGACAGCATAATAAAATTGTTTCTGGGATAGGGGCAGGTATTGGTGGCTTGGGAGGAGCTGTAAAAGGAGGTGCTGCAGGTTATTTAATAGGAGGTAAAGCAGGTGGTATTAAAGGTGCATTAGTAGGTGGTGCTCTAGGTGCTGTTGGAGGTGCAGGTATTAATTATGCTGGTGCTAAAATAGGCCAATGGATGACCAAACCAAAGAAACGTAAATAAAGCTGAATTAAGTAAGCAAGGAAAATATAATGTCTGCAATTAATGCCAATACTCAGATATATAATTCAATAATGAATCGCACTGCTCTTTTACATTTATATGAAAGAAGAGTTAGTAATAAAGTGTTTTTAATTCTTGACAATCATAAAATCCGAGTTGATACTCTTATCAAAGAAGCTAAACTTAGTGATAAAGGTTTTAAAAGACTCCAAGAAGCAATAGATCAAGAATTATTAAGAACACATCAAGAAACTTTTAATACTTCTAAACGTTCTTTATTAGATTTAGCTACTGATCAGGCTTCTTATATTTATCAAAATATGGAAGTGGCTGTAGGTCATATTTGGAAAGTTAAGCGTCCACAAAGTAGAGTAGCTGAAGAAATTGTTTTAGAGAGGCCTTTATACAAAAATAAGACTTTAGAATCTTCTTGGGAAGGTATTAGTCTTCAAGAGAAGAAAAGATTGGAGAAAGTTATTCGATATGGCATTGCCAATGATAAAACAGCAGATGAGATAGCATTGGAAGTTCGTAAAGGTCACATTCATGATATCACTCGAAATCAATCTAAGGCTTTAGTTGTAACTGCTATTACAAGTGTACATAATCAAGTTGATCAACAGATCTATATGACTAATGCAAAGGCTATTATTGGATATCAATATGTTGCTGTTCTTGATTCTAGGACAACACAATTATGTGCTCATCTTGATGGCCAAATATTTCCTATTGGAGATTATGAACATGTACCACCTTTAGTAATTTAGAGGCTTAATAGAGTAATCTATTAATGCAAATTGCGTGAATTACTGGGAACTCTTACCTAAATAAGACAATCAGTAGCCAAGCTTAGATAGGAATATCTTTGAAGGTTCAACGACTAAGACATACCATCCAGAACGGATGATGAAGTCTATAGATGAGTAGTCTCATCGAAGTGCGCAACATCCCTAGTGGATGATGATATAGTCTGCTCTATATGGTAACATATAGAAGTGCTTTGCCGAGCACATGTAGGAAATTCAATGTGAATAGTGCAACTATTTCAGGAATAATTTTAGGAAAAACCTGGAAAAATTATTAATTAACTCGGCAAAATACTTAACAAAGATTAACGACCTTTGTTTAACATTAAGGTACACTATTATTGTAGGTCTTCTACAACACCAATTTTTAAAAGTTGGGAAGATATTTCAAAATTGGAGGCTATCAGTCAAGTCCGCAAAAGAAACCTTTCTAAATTATCTAAGGAGCAAACGGATTTTTATGATCGATCGACGCCATTAAAAGAATCCTACCATGATTGGCTTCTTAAGCAATCTCAGGATGTACAATTAAAGCATCTTGGAGACTATAAAGCTGTTGAAGCTTTTCAAACAGGTAAGATTCAGTTAAACAAGTTTACTAATGATGAAGGTAATAGTATTGGCATAAATGAACTTAGAGCGCTCACAACAGATAAGTATACTGTTCCAGGTGATTCTATTACATTTGCCAATGCTAGAGCACGTTTGGATGCAATGAAGCTTTATGCAACAACACCTGATGATTTTATCAATGATGCTAAGCTAACAAAAACTCTAAAAGATTACTATCTATTACAATCGGGTGAACTAGATGGAACTCTTTCTCTTACCAATTTTAGAGGAGCTTTGATTCATACTAAAAAAGCTATGAAGAATAGGGTTCTCACAGTATTACCAACTGAAGCACAACTTAAATTTAATCCTATAACTAATAGATATGAGGATGTTAGATTATATCAACCTAACCCTTCTGTATTCTTCAATAATCTTAGACTAGTGGATGAAAGTGATAAACTTCTTGATAGAGATAAAGAATTTATCAAAAAGTTTGTAACTGATTTATCAGGCAATATGTCTATGAATGAAACAGCTGCTGTTACTGATAATCTTAGGATTATTTTTGGCAGATATAGAGATAATGCTGAAAGATGGTCTAATTTTAAAGCTGTTACTCAAGGTCAGATTAAGTTTGATGTAATGAATGTCTCAGATGCTATTGAGACACAAATAAGAAAAGACTCTGATGTATTTAAGAAGTTATTACAAGAAGATTTTCTTGATCCAGTCCTTGGTCCAACTCAACTTAAAGAGTTATCGGATACTTTCATAGATAATATACTTGCTAAGAATAAATGGGAAAATAAAACTGCTCCACTTATAGCGAGAGAACTCAGAGGATTCCTTGGTATTCAAACCTGGATGTTACCTGAAAGTAAATATACAGATACTAATATTCCCCTTAAATTACGATCTTATTTATCTGAATCAGCATTACAGCAATTCTATCTTAAGTTTTCTAAAAGATTAGCTCTTGCTGATTGCCCTGATAGAGATCAATTTGCTGTTAATCTAGGTAGAGATCTTTATAATCTTGCCAATCAAAATGGTAGCCGAATGGAATGGTATAAAGCAGGGATGAGTGTATTGAATTCAAGAAGGGTTAAAAACTTTTATGAAATTGAAACTTTTAATTAGGAAGCCTTGCACAGCAATGTGCATTGAATAACCATGTGAATTCGGTGAACACCCATTGTTAGTGGGCAATACCGAGCCAAGACACAAGAGTTTGTGTAAGGTGTAACGACTATCGAAAAGACGCATTTTAATTGCGTAACTGAGTAGAGTACAGCCAAGTGGCTGGAAGCGCATGGCATCCCTCGTGGATGATGATATAGTCTGATCTGCATATAAGGAAACGAAATTGCAGAAGTGTTTAGTCAAGCACACTTGAGAAATATAAAATGGAAAATTTTAAACAATTTAAAAATACAAAATATTCAATCGGAGATCATGGCAATATTATCAGCGAGCAATCTTGGAGAGGTTCTTCTTCTAGAGTTTTAACACCGCATTTAGTAAAAGGCTATGAAGCTATAGAGTTAGTATATGATGGCGATAAACATTTTCATAAAGTTCACAGATTAGTGGCTGAAGTTTTTGTGCCAAATCCGTTAAAACTAAATACTGTAAATCATAAAGATTTTAATAAACTTAATAATGCTTACACTAATTTGGAATGGTTATCGCTGAGTGAGAATGTTAAAAATGCTTGGGAAAACGATCGAATGCCTATCGGAAGTAGTAGAGTAAATTCTATTTTATCTGACAATGATGTTGAAAATATAAAATTACTTTTTGTTGAAGATAAATTAAATAATCAACAAATAGGCGATATTTTTGGAGTAGCACGTTCTACTATTTCACAAATTCGTAAACTTAGAGCATGGGGGCATATTAGGCCTGATTTAATATTTTTAAACGAAAGTCAGGCTAGTCGTGGATCTCCAAAGAAATTATGCGGTGAAGATATTCCTATTATTAGAAGAAGCTATGCAAATGGTCAAAGTTTGCGTGAAATTGGAAAAGCCTTTGGCGTAAATTACGGAACAATTAATAGAATTATTTCTGGCAAAAACTGGAAAAATTATTGAAATTTTAACAATGCTTGACTAAGCACTGATAGCAAATAACGAATGCTATTGAACATAATGTGGTGTTACTAAAAGAAGAATGAAGAATCATCTCAGTAACCAGTACTTTGGCCCCTATTATGATACAATGAGTTATAACATTAGAGTCACTGATCCTAGAATTCAAGAATACTCTAGATTGATCAGAAAGATAGATGTGGGTATGCGTATAGGTGTTGTTGAAAATAAAAATAGGTTAGTTCTTAGAGAAGGTTATAAAACTTATTTTATAGACAGAGGTATTCTTGGGTATGAAGATACTCGAATCCCAATTACAAGTACTCATAGTTATCCTAGTTTTCCAATAGAACTTATTGATAAAGATATGGTTGATGCCTTAAATTGGACTGCTAATGCCAAATATAGGGTGGATCCTGACTTTTATGACTTTACTCAAAAACTTCTTTACTTTAAAGACGATAAAGGTAAAACTGAATTTTATGATAATCTTAATGACTATCGGAAATATATCGCTTCACGGGGAGATACATATGAAAGATTCAAGTCCATGGCTTTTTTCCGTGGGACAGGTGAATCTTTCAGTAATCATCCTTTTCTAGATCATAGAGCAAGAATCTATGACAGAGGCTTTATCGGTCCACAATCAGGCGAGGCATATCGTTGTTTCTTAAACACTGACCAAGAGAAAGTACTCGGTGTGGAAGGCTATAAGAACTGGAAGGATCAAGTTGGGCAATTCTTGGGCGGTCTTAATGATGAGTTTGAAGGTAATTATAATTCATTAACTATTACAGGTAGACAAAAGATTGCTGATTATTGGAATCCTGAGTTGGTTAAGATTGGTAATCTAATGCTTAGAAATAAGCCAGATGATATTCGAAAGATACTTGAAAATTCAATGGTTGCCAAAGTTGATGGTGAGGAGTTAGGTAAGTTCTATAGATTTGCTATTGAGAGTGCTAAAATTGATAATCATTTAAAACTTAATCTTGGATTAGATACTTATAAGACTGCTTTAGCTTTAGAACAAGATGCTACCTCTAGTGGCGCTCAAGTGATTGCTTTGACCACTCGTAATAAACAATTGGCCGAACTAAGTAATGTTATACCAACTACCCAAAAGAAGCGCCTTTATGATGAAATAGCCTTATTAACCTATAATGATCCTCGATTTAAGAAGATTAATGAGGCTATAGGTTTAACTGAACGTGATCTGAGAGTTGCAGCAAAACAACAAAACCTTGTCACATTATACGGAGCAGGCCCTCGTACAGCAAGTTTAGGTGTAGAAAAGAAGTTAGCTAAAATTCTTGAAAAAGAAACAGGTACTCTTGTAGTTAAAGCTTCAGATCGTAACACCATAATAGGTGAGATAAATGCTCGTATTGCAAGGTATGAAAGATTTGATCCCGAGATAACTAATAGTCTAAAAGCTCTTAAACAAAATGTTTTAGATGTATTTAATAAAGGTCTATCTCCAGATGATGAATTAATGCAACAATTATTCTTCCTTGATTCTAAAGCTAAAGATTTATTAAATAAGATGACTTTACAATACGATAAATCAGTTATACCTGGTGATTTTACAGGTATAGCTAAAATCATGAGTGAACATCTAAAAGAACAAGTTCCGATTATTAGAAATTTCACCAGTTGGTTTGGAAGATTAGCTCAAGATTATTTACTTAATGCTAAATCCTCAGATGCAGACTTTGATTGGAAGTCTGTTGCTAAAGCAGATTTAGTTGGTATTAAACCTGACAAGAAGAACAAGAAGGGTAAATGGATAAATGAAAGAGGTTATATTTTACCTAAAGAGATAAGCATATTGTTAGGTTTACCGAATAATGTTCCTATTTCAGAGCAAATACTAAAAAGATTTGGAGCTTGGGTTCCAAATGGTAATTTACATGATATTATCTATGGCATTAATGCTCCAATGACTAGACGTATTGGTGCTAAATATCTTAAAGTGGAGCCTTTAGAATTAAAAGAAGTATTTAAGATAGAAGTTTTCACGGCTAATAAATTACCTAAAACTTGGACAAATGCTCCCTCAGTTAATTTTGATGGTAAAATCATTGAACAAAATTTCACTCAAGAATTTCAAGAAAGACTTGTATATAAAGATAAAGAAGGAAAGTGGACTACTAATTTACTTCAGATACCTCAAAAGACTGAAGCTACTTGGTGGGAAGAATTAATAAACAAAGAAGGTAAAATAAATGATATTGCGGATGCTAGTAAAGCACGTACGAGTTATGGCGTTTCAGTTAATCACTCGAATGATAGCGTTCTTGTCAAACAGTTCCACATGTGGGGTAAGAAAAATAATATCGCAACTAGCACGATACACGATAGAATTTGTTGTGTTTAAATTCGGTTAATTGCTGGGAACTCTTTCGTTAAAGACAATCAGCAGCCAAGCTTAAGGAGGAATCCTTTTGAAGGTTCAACGACTAGGACATACAATCCAGAACGGATGATGAAGTCTGTAGGGCAGTAGTCTGCTCGAAATGCCGAACATTTAGGGAATATAGTTCTTTATTTGAAGATATAGTCTGAACTATATAGTGATATATAGAAGTGCTGCTATTAACACAAAACCTAGCAGAACTGGTGCAAACTAACGAATTGCATTGAACAAGGTTGGCTTTCTTTACCAATATAGCTGATATGCCTCAAGCCAGAAAAGCTCTTAGGGAGATCTACGCTAAATCTATGAGAAACAATGTTTTACTATTAACTCTCAAAGAGATGAAAGCTAGAGGTTTACCTCAAGAACTTTACGATAAATATTTGAATGAAGCAATTGATGAAGGTCTTATACCTATCGCAGGTAGATCAAGTATTAATGGCAAGATAATGAAAGACTCAGATATTCTTACTAAAGAAGATATACTGAAAGAAATAAAAGAAGATTTTACTGATGATTACACTTTTTATGGTGTAAACTAATTGAGTTTGGAACTGTGCTTCATCTCAATCCTACGAGGCTGTGCCTCACCCTTTGAACTGTGCTCAAGGTGCTATAATGACCGATACAAATGATGATCCTGATCTATCTAATGATAATAAACCCACATTTACTCAAGAAGAATTAGATGCTATCTTAGCAACTAGACTTGAAGAATCTCTCAAAGATTCTAAAGCTAAGTTAGAAGCTTCTTTTATTGAACGTGATAAAACTAAGAAAAGATTAGAGGAATTGGAAAGAAAAGAACGAGAAGCTAATCTAAAATTATTGGAAGAACAAGGTAAATTTAAGGAAATCTTTGAAATGCAGTTAAAAGAGAAAGACGAAAGGCTTTCATTAGCTGAAGAAGAAAAGACAAACCTTAAACGAACTAATGATGAATTAAATCGTGATATACTTGTTCGTAGTTCTCTCAGTGGAATAAATTTCAGAAATGAAAAAGCAGCTAATATGGCTTTCTCTGAAATAACTAGAGAGCTTATACAAGATGCCAATAATCAATGGGTTCATAAATCTGGTATTATATTGTCAGATTTTATCAAAACCTACATAGAAGATGAAGCCAATTCATTCTTACTTAAACAAAAACAATCTTCTGGTGCGGGAGATACTGGTGGCCAAAATCCTGGAGGTCAAAACTCTGATACTGGTTCACTATTTGGTAAATCTCAACAAGAAGTGCTTAAAATGGCTGCGGAGGGAAAACTTCGCAAAAATAGATAAGGAAAAACTTAAATGACAATTCGTACTGATATTCATATCAATGCTTCACCTTACAATAATGTGGTTGCTTTACAATCGGCAATTGGTGCTTATGCAGATGAAGCTTATACAAATGCAAAGAAATTATCCGGCACTGGGATCGTCGGTAGTAATCCTGAGATTGATCCCAATACGGAGACTTATATCGGTCAGGTTCGTTGGAAAAAACCTTTAAATCCAACAATTAATATTGCATCTTTAACTGATCCAACTGATGGTACAAAAAGTTTCTCAACTGCTGATTACTTAAATTATATTAAGACTGTTCGTACTCATGGTGCTGAAAAAGTCAATATGGCATCAGTGGTAACTCAAGAAGACGGTTTGGCTAAGTTTGGTCGTGATTTTGCCGAAACTCGTGGTCAAGATGAACACAATGCAATTCTTTCCGTTCTTAAGGGTGTAGCTATCTCTGAGTTACTTTATGGTGCAGGGACTGCTTCAGGTGATGCAGGTTATGGTGGTCAATCTTTTAATAATGATCCAACAAGTAAAAGATATGGCTTTTATGTTGACTTAGGTTCAGCAACTCCTGTCGTGGCTGCAACAGCTGCTGTTCAAGGTGCTGCTAGAGCTGAAGGTTTTCTGCAAGCTTTTGGTGCAGCTTATAAAGATTATGAGCCTGATTATGCTTATCTGATTACTTCACCTGAAGTTTATGGTTCTTTACGTTCAGCCAATTTGGTTGATGAAGATCGTGTTCAAGATGGTAATATTAGTTTCAGCACTATCTTCAGTGGTAAGTTTAGAATTTTACAAACTCGTGCAAGTCAAGGTATTACCACTGCTGAGCATGCTAAGATAGTGGCAGCCGGAGGTCTTGATCTTGTAGGCACGAAAACCAGTTACATTGTATTGCCTGGTGCAATAGCAATGGCAAATCTGAATGTACCTGATGATGTTGAAATCTTTCGTAATGCTGATTCCTACATGGGTGGTGGTACAACTTCAATTTGGTATCGTTGGGGCTATGTTCTTGTTCCAGCAGGTTATAACTGGGCTGGTAGTCAAGATGCATTTCCTGCAGATGCTGATTACTTTAAAGTTGTTGACACTACAGTAAAGACTCTTGTTGGTGCTACAAATGGTTTATCAGGAGTTATAGGTACTTGGACTCGTAAAGCCAGCAGTGTATTGTCTTTGGGAATTCTGCCAGTATTTCATTCATAATTGGGGAATTATCATGGCACTCTCAAAAGGTATAAATTCTTATGTTACCATTGAAGAGGCTGATGCATACTTCGCTGATAGACTTGATAATACATTTTCTTTAGCAACATCTGAAAGAAAAGCTCAAGCATTAGTCACTGCTACAATGTTAATTGATAATTTGAATTTTATAGGAGTTGTTTCAGAGGAAAATCAAACTTTAGCCTTTCCCAGAACTGGCTATTATCTGGATACTAATAGAGGTACTTCTAATTTGGGCTATTCCCATAATATTGGTTCCTCAATGAATCCCACTCCAGTTAGAGTTATTAAAGCTGTTTATGAACTTGCAAATCATTTATTGACAAATGAAAATTTATTAGATGATACAGGAAAAGTAGTTAGTCTAGATATTAGTTCAATAAAGCTTGATCATATTATCCCTCCAGGAAAAATGCCTTCTATTGTTTTGGATTTTTTAAGGCCTTTGCGTTTGAATGGTGGTGGTAATACATGGTGGAGAGCAAACTAATGAATTT